GGATAACGGAAACCTGTAAGGTCACAAAAACCAAATGCATATTTCCCCTGAGCATATTTACTCATTGCCCATAAAAACCTTGAGTAAAAGGTATCATACTCAACGAAGCCTTTACCCTGTTTTCATCCGCACAAAGCTCAAACGCTTCCTCATATAATTGCTTTAACATAGGGACACGGTCTGCCGACTCAGGTTTTTTTAACGCTATATTATAAGCCAACCCGGCTACAATAGCTGGCAGAAACAACGGGGCAATATCCATATCATTAGACCCTTTGATGCCCGTATCCTCAATACGTTTCACATACCAATAAACCAACTGCCCTTTTTGCGTCCCGGTATACGCATAATTGCTACTGGCCGTAGGCCATACATACACCACAGGCGCGGCACGCTGTCGGTCAATCCATATCTGGGCAGGACGCCCTTTATTTAATTTATTGGGAATAGTTGAATAAGTAGAATTGGAAATACGGGTAATCTGGAGATCAGACTGTTGCTGGACATCACCACCATTAGTACGAATAACGTGCTCCAGTAAATCCACTACTGAAGAATCCAGTGTATAAGACTGGGTACCTTCCGTAAGGTTAGTGGCACCCTGCTGTATCTGCCACAGATTAATTCCTTTATTCGACCAATCAAGCATCATCAAGTTAAGTGAACGCCTTGCCGTCCGCAGGTCAAACCCGGTTCGCAATTCCGACCCTGCACGTTCAAAGGCCTCTTCGCATATTTCATTCAGGTCAAGATTAAAAGAAGTGCTCCCCGATGTAGCCATCTAAGTTACCCCTTTTTCTTTTTCATTTTACCTAAAGTTATTGCCAAACGAGCCTGCTTCCCAAGCTTGCCACCTTTCTTTGCCGCAGCTTTCAGTTTCCCTTTAGGGATAGGCTTGCCTTTCTTGGCACCGAGCTCTTTGCGTAATGCGCCTTTTTTCTTAACAGCACCCTTAATCCAATCTTTTTTCTTTTTCTTTGCCATGGCAAACGCTACTTATTCTGGTTGTTGTAACGTCGATTATAGGAACTTGCCATCCCTCCGCCTTCCATTCCACGCACACGCTTACTAAGTTCATGCATGGTTTCTCCGGCCTCACGAACAGACATTGATCCTTTAGGGCCCAGTTCACCAGCCATTGTCCCCCGGCCAGTTTCCTTCAAACCCCCAATGTATCCTCCGCCCTGCATCTTCTTACGGGGCGCACGGGTATGCCCTTTAATAGCCACCCCATCAAGTGGACACTTCTTCATTAAAACCTCCTACGCCATAGGACCGTAAGTATACAGGCCTTTTGTCTGCCTGATTACATCACCGCCCTTGTTGTTTCCATAAGCAGCAACCCGGCGTTTTTTCGCAACTCCGACATCACCGCCCGTTCCCTCAACCTGAACAGGCATACCACCATATGCGTCTTCAGTTTTAACCTTGTTCTTGGCCGCCGTCTTTGGCTTTAATGTAGGCATCAACCCTTCCTTTTCTTTCTGCCTTTGTCCATGGTCTTGGCCGCCGCAAATTTCCTACGGCCTAGCTTTTTCTCCATGCCTTCACTCTCACGCCTTCTGGCACCAAGTTTTCCTTTGGTCTTACGGTTACGTGAACCGAGAGACTCATCAAGACGTGCATTATAACCCTGCTTTTTCTTTTTTGCTGAGCCGCCCTTGCTCATCATTTTTTTACGCATCACTTTATCTCCTTCACTGTTTGCGATTGCCAAAGCCTGTTTGCGATTGGTAACCTTTTTACCTGAACTGCTTTTAAGAGTTCCCCTCTTGAACTCCCCCATAACCTTTTCCACTTTAGCGTCTTTGGGTGTTGCCATTACATTATCTTCAGCAACAATGCAAAAAGGCCAGAGATAACAGCCCCGTTAGAACACCAGATAATCACTTCCAGCCTATGGAGACGTCGCTCCACTGACTCCCAGCGAACCTTGCACTCACGTTCATGGGCCATTAGCTCCGACGCCAAAGCAAGATCATCCGACATAAAATCAGCCATCAAACATAAAAGTAGCTGATGTCAAAAGATCGGCATCAACAGGCATATCAAAACTCATGCTTGTTGGGAACCGTACTCCCGTCCCACCAATGTTAGGATAGTTAACCACCCCATCACCTTGACCCGGGTTAAAGACAATCTTTGCCGAACCTGAAGCTGAAGACGTTGCTCCATTCTCCAATGTTATTTCAGCCTTTGCCGCATTGGCAGCCTGCACCATATACCAGTTTTTAAGACGGGTATCCTGATTATTAATCATCAAACGGATGCCCGCCACAACACCAGCACTGACGCTGTTACTGTCCGACGCAGAAGCTTTTACCGAAGAAACAAAACTAAAGAACTTAGTCCCATTAGTAGTGCCCGAACTGGGACCTGTAATATCTTCGGTCTGCTCTACGCCATAAACATCAAGCCCCGCCACGGTAAAAGTAATGGCACTCGAATTTCCATCTGAAGTAATGTTAATCTGACGAGATAAACTTCCAAAATTAACATATCCACCATTATCCCCTACTGTAACTGCATTAGTTGTCCCGCTGCTGTACACCATATTTACAACAGAAAAAAGATTTGTAGTGTACACACTGGCATTATTAGGGCCAGTCAAGCTTTCCGTTACAGGAAGACCACTACCATCCTTACCTTTAATAGTAAAAGTAAGGGAGGAGTTGTTATTGCTAGACGCAATAGACACACGCCGTGGCTGGGATATCCCGTAATTAACACGGGGAAGGCCATTCTTCTCTTCAGAGTCTGCCCCATTAATAGTAAGCTGCCCGGCTACACTCTGGGATGTACAAATGCCGTCACCATCTCCTGCTGTAGCCATGCCGCCGTCAAGCAGCATATAGAACTGGTCATCAGTTAAAGCAGCCGCATCACCACAAGCATCGACATCTGCCGCAGGATTACTTTGGTTTTCAGCCGAGCCAGAGTAGGTGTAAGTAAATGACTTTAAATCAGTCATCAGAACCTCCTTCTAGTTCGTTAAGAATAATTCGTATCCTGCTGATAAAGGACAGTAAGCCTGACTTCACCAGAAGATGTTGCCGCTGAATTCGTAACGTTCAGTCTTACATCACTTGTTCCGACATCTTCCCACGCTAAAGCACCCCCAGCTTTTGTAGTTGGATACTGCCTGCCAGCCGTTGTGCCAATAGTATAGGCATTAACAAAAGCAGTAGCTGAACCGCCAACTGCTCCCACACTGATATTGGTTGTGCCACTCGCCGCAGTAATAATATCAAAGACAATGTCGATGATTTGCGAATTTGCCGGAATAATTACACCCGTGGCGGAAGCTGTAATAACCCCACCCGACAGATCAATGGCAAGAGACTGAGCCATTACCACCTGACCGACATTCTTCATATCAGTGCCAACAGTTGTCCCTGTCGTGCTGCTAATAGTTCCGGCCTTAATAGGACCCGAAAAAGTTGTTGAACCCATTTTATTCTCCTATGAGAGATAAGCCAAACTGTCTTCATAGAGTCTGCTGGGACAGTCAGTAAGGCTAGTTAACCCCAGAAAAAAGTAAAAGCGAGGGGCCGAAGCCCCCCACCTTAATGAAAGGTTAGGTTGCACCCTCGCAACCGAACATCCCAAGCGGATCGGATACGCCAAACGCATAACGTTCCCGAGCCTTATACCGCACGTTGCCCGTATCAAAATCACCGTCCATAGAAGTCTGGAGCGGAACACGGTCAAAGTGTTTCATGCCATTTGGCACATCCGTGGTAAGATACCATGAACCTGAATCCGTAAGGAAGTGGTTCACCGCATAACCCTCGGGGATTGTACCATTATGTTTGATGGCGTTGATGTCATTGTCAGCCGTACCTGTTTTGCCTTCCGAATCAAGAATCCGGGTAGCAACAAACATATTGCCCGCAGGGACAATAAGCTTACGAGGCTTTGCCGCAATTAAGAGACCACGCTCATCCACCCAGCCAGCTATCGTGATAACAGCATTTTCCAATGCCGTCTCATTCAAATCTACCTGTGTAGTAGGCGTGTTCTGATTGTTACCGCCAGCTATGGTTGGATGAGCAGTGTTGAATAACGACACCCCATCACCCGAATCATAATTGTCAGTAGTTGGAAGACCCTGATTTAACGGATACGCAGCCTTCACCTGCTTGGTGTAAGCCATCGCCCGCGCTAGAGCCTTTGTGTAACGAGCCGAAAGGGAATCATAAAGATTATCTTCCATTGCTTCTTCGGTAATCGCAAATCCCATGGCAATCGTTTCCATGTTATAGCGAACCGAGAAAGATTCACTCGCCGTATCGTAAGTGATCGCTGATCCCTCACTTTTAACCGGAGCCTGTCCAAACCCAGCTAACTTTACTTCTTCCTCAAATGAGCGATCAGAGGTTTCTGTCTCATAAATCTCTTTACTCTCATCCGCATATTCCGCGTAGGTGAGTCCGAATAAAGCATTAAGACCGGGAAGTAGCTCCTTGAGCATCTGTGCTCGTGATATAGCCGCCATTTCTCAGCCCTCCTATGCTAAGGTGCTCATATCGTACTGATGCACACCGGGATTCCAAGTAACTAGAATATCTGGATATGTATCAGTCCAATTATTATTAGGTGCTTCAAACAGCCCAACAATACGAACAGCTAAGGTTGCAGTAGTAGCTACGGTGCCCTGATTCAGCGTCATCTTGCTCTGGTTATTGAGCGTGTTAGTTGCTG